GCGGTCAATGTTGTCGTAGGTTCTCGTGCTAATGGCGATATTAGCACTAGCCGAGAATGTGCTTTGATCGGTGCGAAATTTGCCGTTGGCGGGATCAGCCATCGTATTATTACCGGCCGTATAGCTCCATGTGCCTTCGCTGGAGGCGCTAACGGTTGCCCATCCCGTGTCGTAATCGGTGGCACTATTTTTGGAAAGCACCTGTAACGTTCCGCCAGCAGCGGGGACTCCGGCCTGCGAAGCAGGAATCGCGCTTAACCCGCCGAACACGCCAGCATTATTGTATTGGATCTGGCCGTTAGTGCCGCCGGGCGTACCGCCACCCCCAGTTGCAAGACCAAGCACCGTGCGCCCGGTGAAGTCGAAGTCCGCCGGAGCAGACGCCGATGTGCTGGGTGGCCGCACCGCATGGGTTTTTGTATCGATACTGATTCCTTCAGTCGCGCCATAAACAAAAACCAGCAACGCCAGCATGACCGTTACAGCAATGAATATCGCCAGCACAATCTGTTTAGTGGTCATCCCGTTTTCACCCACCTCTTGTTATTACTGGCGACATTAAAATCAGCAGGTGCGACTTGGCCAGGATCAGTCGCGTCCGCAGCGCCGGAAGCAAGTTCCCATTCCTGGCCCACCCCGCCAATTACCAGTTCTACCTTTGACCCAACCAGCATCGACACGGTTCCAAGACCCTGAAGCGAAGGGATCGATGGCCCACTCAGGGAAACAATCTCGGGATGCCATTGCCATGCCACTCCCATTGGCGGCGTGGCCGGCGGATACACCCCGTCCGTCTTGCAGGTGTCGGTCAGCGTCGTTACCGTTCCCGGTTGCCATGTCGGGGTGGTCACCAGTCCGTCCCTTGTCCAACGCCTCGGTGGCCGGTGCTGCTGGTAACTGTGCCGTTGACCCATAGCCATTAAAACGTCGATCTCGCTCTGTAAAAGCTCCTGCGCTTCCGCCTCGGCCAGAGCGGATTTCTGTATTGCGTCCTGGGCAATCGCGGCGTCCACAGGATGACTTTCCCGCATGCAATCGGCATACGCGCCCGCTTCGATGTAGGGAGCCAGCACCTCGGGCAGCGGCATTATCCGCCACGAGTTCCCGTCGCTTAAGGACGCCGTGTTATTGTTTACAATCGAGACATAAGTTTCCCCGGTCACATCGGAAAATACCAGGTTGCCCACTGAATACGCCTTGCCGTCCACCAATGGGACGATGGTGAAGCGTGAGGGCGCCAGAAGATACTTTACAAAGATCGTCGGCCCACTTACCCGGAAAAGGTCTATCCCGTTCTCGGTCACTTTAAAGGTGATCCCGCTATGCTTGAACCCGTCCAGGCGCGGGTTGCTTTTGTAAATTCCGATTACCCGCCCAATGCTTTTCTGACAAACCTGATCAAAAGACACGTACGGATCCAGCGGCGAAAGAGACTGCCAGTAGGGATCATTCGGGTATGTGATAGTCCCTCCGGGAGGAAACCCAATGGGCGGATCAGCCGGAGCTGATGGCTTTATCCCGAAATAGGAAATTGCGGGGAGATAAAAGATTTCATCTGGCACACCGTTGGCGTTGACTCTCAGGTATTGGTGAGAGGCGTTCCATACCTGGCGATAGGCGCGTTCCTCGGTCACACTGAAATCCACCCAGTCCCAGGCGCGCCATGCCATGCGTGTCCGGCGGTTCATTGCCCGCACAATCGCCCGTGCCGTGTAGGAGGGAACCTTGTCCCCGTCCGGGTCAATCCCGTGCCGAGACACCACGCTCTTGTAAACTTCATAGAACGGCTTGGTCCTCATTTTGGAAAAAAGAGCTGCGGCGCCTTCCTGCGGCAGTCGTCCAGAAACTCCCGGTCATTAAGGCACCCGCTTCCATATCGGTTTCGCATGTCTTGAGCGATCACCGGATCAATGCTGGCAATCGGTCGAAGCTCTGCTTTTTCGTCAAAGTATTTAGCCTCCTCTTTCATCGCCTCATGGCGCAATGCCTGACGGCGGTTCGCGTCCTCGATGTGTTGCGCGGCCAGCATCCTGATCCGCTCACGGTGCTCTTGGGCTTTCGGATCCTGACTGTGCAGAAACCATTCAATGACCGCAGGAGGCAAACCCCGAGTAAAGTCTGCCAACATTAGTTGGAAACCTTCCGGTAACACTTCGGCCCAAGCAGGAAGGTTAGGCGCGCCAGGAAGAAGACCCATCAAAACCCTGACGCGCTTTACCTTTGCCTACTTCTCCAATTTTATACGTAACCAGACCCGAACGGAGTAAGCAGAGCTTTCTCCTTGGCTGTAGCCCGGAAGATGTTCCACTTAATCCAGAACTTGCCCTGGGTCAGGTTAGACAACGAAAACGTTGCCTGTGAATTCAGCCGAATTTGCAACTGGTTCGCCGCCGTATAGACGATGTTTTTGTCCGCTACATGCGTGAACGTGATGGGAGTAGTAACCCCAATGGCTACCGCCGTAGCGTATGTGGTCGGACTCGTTTGATCGCCAACATCCATCGTGACGTTGAACGTAGCTTGCCCACTCTGCTGAAACGATGTTAGCAGACGGATCCCGAGCTCGATTACTTCGTCCCCGGCAATCACCTTGGGGAGCAGGAACACCTGTGCGGTGTTCACCGCGATCCCCGCCGGGATGTCCGTGTAAGCGAAGTCGAACTCGTGGGTGTATGTCTGTTGCGCAACTTCGTCGCTGATTTGCGGATAGAATTTACTCATGTCTGTTTCCTCCTTACGAAGTTGTTTGCAGCGTTGCAGGATCAATCTTGCAATGACCGCGTGGGTCTCCGAACTCGTATCCCAAGATACTTTGTAAGAGTCCCCGTGGCCCCGCGCCCTTGTCCTCCAACGCCTGGTAGGTCAACCAAAGACCGCTGGGTCTAATCCGAACATGCTCCATGTCCAGGAGATACCCGCGCCCACTCATCGTGCCTGCCGCAACACGCGGCATCCACGAAACCAGGTTGATGTCGATCGGACCAAAGTCCGTTTCGATCATGTCAACCCCTGTGATGTTGAGCCGGTTCTCATCGACACCGGCCTGCGGGGTCCGAACCACAGTGTCGCTTACGCGAATCTGCGGCGCGTATTTTCCGAAGAACTGCGCGGTGTGCCGTTTCAAGAGCGCGTCCGCGAACAACGACAGTTCAGTCGTCATTCCAACGTTGTCGAAACGGTTCTGTAGCATGTCCAGAAACGTGTTCTGATCCAGTAAGACCTTCAGTTGATTGCTGCCATCCGACGTTTTCTTGTCCGTCAACGCACCCACGTAAATCTGCGCCGTGGGCGTCATAAACTGCGCAGGGATCGCCGTCTGCGCGTCGGAATTTGTTAACGCTCCTCCACTACTTCCAACGGATACCCCGTCGTTAATTACCATCCCGAGACCTAAAAACTCGCGCCCGGAAACCCCGTCGTCGTCCTTGCTGCTCCGATCGTCGCAAATCCGCTGTTCAACGTCGCGTTGCTGATCGCGGGTCTTGTTGACGATCTCTTTCTTCATCTTCCCAAATTCCGCCGGGGCAACGTTGATGTCGTTGGCCTCAGTGGTGACATGGGGAGTGCGCCAGAACTTCTGTGTCCGGTTCCAGAGCCGGTATTGTTTGTTAGTCTCAAAACTATCTGCGTCCTTGTTCTCCGGGACACCGTCAGTCCTACGTCCGTCGTAGGTCTCAACGGTCCAGGAATACAGGACGTTGCCAAGCTTTTCGCCACGTTTCATCCGTGCGATTAACGGCGTCTTTCTAACGTCGATGTTTAAAAACGCATCGGACAAATCTTCGCGAACGACTTGGTCAGCAGTTGTTACTGCCGGCATTTTTTGAATCCTCCTAAGTAGCTAAAAGTGCTTTGGTTACGAAAGTTTTGCGTAACCGCGTGAAGGAGACCGGAAAAGTTTGGCGTCAATAAAGGCTTCCATCGCCTCATCGTCGCCTGGTCTGGCTTTCATGCTTTTCCGTGCTGCTTCAACGTCTGCACCCCTGCGAGGCGTAGATTGCGATGGAACCCGCCCGGTAGAAACCGGTGGCGCCGGTTTGAACCTTGCTTTGGACGCTGCAACCAAATGTTCACCGACAGGTGGCACCTGCGCGTTCCCGCCGTATTTCTTTTGCAGTCGTTCCAAGGTCATCTGGCGACCGGTAAGGGCGTGTCCAAGCCATATCGCAATGTCGGGGACTTTCGCTAGTTGCGGTAAAATGGCGAGAGTTTCGCGCACAAAACCGCTCCATTCGTTGTCCCCTCCGTTCTCTTTAAACTGCGGGTAAACCTCCATCGCCAACGAGTCCGCCTGCGCCCGTTTGGCAAGCATTTGCTCGCGGTCCGGGATCAGTTTGGACAGGGCGTGCTCGGCGTTGAGACGCATACTGACAAGCTGCTTGCGGGTAAAGGTTTCCGTCCTGGGTTCGCCGTCCTTGTTCCTGCCGACAACGGCTTCGATCTCGTCGTCACGCGGATTTTCGTCCAGCGACCTAGTAGCGAATTCCTTGATGTTCAGATAATGCGACTCAGCCTTTTTAAGCGCCCCCATGTCGAACACATCAGCCAGAGGATCCTGCGGCGTAGGCCGGGGCAGTTCTGATTGCTCCAAACGACTTTGGAGTTCCTGCGCTACCCCCATCCAGTGATCCCGCTCGCTCTCAGCCCTGTCGGCCCGTGATTGCTGCGTTCTACGCTTCGCGCTTTCTTCCGCGACGCGCTTGCTCGCGCTCGTGGGCCACTGGCCTTCAGCAGCGGCGGGTGCCGCTTCCTCTTCCTCTTGTTTCTCAGTTTCTTCAGGAAGTTCTTCGACCGTCTGCGGCGGAACTTCCACAGGAGTTTCCTGCGTTTCCGGCGCCTCGGGTTCTTCTCCCTTCATCAGGGAAAGAATTTCCTCAGAGAGACTCTGCGCCTGTTGCGGTGCAGTTGATACGACCTCGTTCGTATCCCCGTCAGCATCTGCTGAGTTCACAGAAGACCTCCTGTGATGGAAAACGCGATTCCATTTACAGCGCGAAGCTTCCGCGCCGAGAGAGAAACCGTGAAACGACTCACGTTTGGGTGAGTAGCACAAATTTATCTTGTGCTATAGGTTTACCTCGTTAGGCTAAGTAAGGCATGGAAAAACTTACTGCTCTCTTTTCTATTCGGATTTCTCAAGACCAGAAGAAATCACTCTCTGAACTGAGCCGATTACAGAGACTTAACCTTTACGAAAAAGTGCGGCGTTTTATCTCAAAACTTTTAAAATGAAAGAAATCCAATTAACGGATATTTCGATGATCTTACTGCTGCGGCAACTGCTTATCGAGAAGCTGCCAAGAAACACTTTGGAGAGTTCGCTTGTGTTTAAATTTCCACTTCGCTTCCCAGATCCCGGTCGGGTTCGCCTGAAATCCCAATAGTGCGCTCGTTTGGCGGCACCGGGGTCCACGGCTCGTCTCCCGGAGGGGTATCAGGATCGTAAAAAACAAGCGGGGTCGTGATCTTTTCCCAACCTTTGAAACTCCCACCAGGCCCTGAACCCCCAGCAGGGGGATATGGCAATTCGGTCATCGGGTATCAGTTATCACTTTTGGTTGATCTGGTAAAGAAGGAGAACGATAAAGGCGAGACCAAGAGCGTACCAAAGGTGGAGTATAAAATTGATTGCTTCGACCAGTTTGAATGATGATGTCATTCGCTCACGCTCCACTTCCTTAGTCTCTGCAAATCAGCAATTACATCCCCCAGCACAACGGCAGCATAAACGAATCCTGCCGCTTTCAAATCCTTGTTCTCGCGCACCGCAGCTCCCGCGGCATCGACACACTCCTGACGGCGAACTTCGAGAGTCTGCATAAGGGCTCGCCACCACAGGACACTCTCACTAACGGCAAACGCGGTTCTAAGCTCGGCATCACCTATGGGCAGGGTGGTTAAGTTGACGAGGCTGACTTTCTTACCGGCGTCGCTTGCTCTTGCTCCTCCCATGAATCTCGAAAAATAACTTCCCACCGCGTTTCTGAGCCGTTGCATACATTACTGATTTTCCTTTTTTTGCACCGTATTCCCTTTGAAACTCACGCTGGATCTGCATTCCTCTTTTGGTTTTAGGCATTAGTTCACCCCCCCTAACTATTATATAGGCTTCGCGGCCTGCGGATCGCTGTACAGCGGATGCTGGATCACCGTGTTGGGAACCGGCACGGGATCAGTGCCGGGGTGGAAAACGATCGGTTTTCCCGGATTTTTCATGGGCTGCGTTTGCGGGGGCGGCGTAGGATCAGGTTGCGGTTTGGGTTGCGTTTCGGGCTGTTCGTCAGCGTGTGTTTTCTTTTTCATTGTTGTTGGCTGGGACTGGAATAAGCCAGTTCAGGCGGTTGCTTGGGTTGAAAGGCAGATGTGGACAGTGCCCGTCCAATCTGTGGATTGGCCTGGAACTGCTGGATCTGGTTTTGATGAAACTTCACGCGGTTCTGGATAAGTTTCTGGCTGTCGGGCAAACCCTGTAACCGCTGCATCATGTTGGGTTGCGACATGATTTGCTGGATGGTCTGCAAATGCAGTTGGTGGTTCGCCATCATAGGCATGGGCGGCTCAATCCCGTTCATCATCTGACTCACATCCTCGTGCACCGAACGCTTCTCTTTTTCCTGGGCACTGGGACTCATCTGATCCTGCGCAATCGCGTCAGCGGCGTCTGGATCAATCGCTTCCACCGCCATCTTGAACATCATCTGGCTTTCTTTAAAAGGCATGGCTTTGGCGATCAGGTCCAGCTTCTTCTGCGCGAAATCCTCGTCCAGCATTCGGAAATCTATCGTTGCAACTATCTCGTGTTTCCCCTGGATCGCCTGCGGATCGGCGTGGAAGGGGTGCTCCATTTGACCCGCCACCTGCGCCACTTCCTCGTCCGTCTCGTACTGTTGCATGAGCTGAAAGGTCTGTTCCACGATTAGTTCTATCTCGTTGAGCAACGCCTTGCCCTCCTGCATCCGGTAAATCTGTGAGAGTTCTTTGTTCTGCTGATTGTAAAGGGGGTAACGCCGGTCAAGTCGCTCCTGCACCAGGCGGATAAATTCCAGCGGCGTATTGTCAAAGGGAGGGAGCGGCATCCAGTTGATTTCGTTGGGTCGGTTTACCCCCATGATCTCGCGTGGTCCGAACGTGCCTCGCACCGCGTCAACCCTGGTCGATGGCACTATTAGCGGCGGTGCGAGCACGATGTCTGTCCGGTTCCCAATCCCGTCCAACTGGGTTTTGATGTTCATCTCGTCCGTGTAAGCTTCCTCCGCTATCCCCTGGCTGGAGAGTATCGGGCGATGCTCAAACGTCCGGCGCCCGACCACGCACGGGTATTGCCCGTGATCGTATTCCAACATCCCGTGCGTGGCATACAGGTTATGACCCCCGATAGATGCCTCGTTGAACACGGTACGGTAAACCCGTGGCACCTCCTTTTCTGCTATGCTCTTATAATAGAAGTGGTGCAGTTCGATCATGTCCCGATCGCTGTCGCTGGCGCTGTACTTCCACTGGGTCTGTTGCATCCAGTCGGCAAACTCCCCCTTGTGCTTTACCGCTTCTTCCACAAAATCAGGGTCGTAATTGTGTGTGCCGATCCGGTCGGTCAGCTCGCTCTCGGTCACCAGTTCACGCAACGAAATAAACCTGGCCTGCTGAATGTTGCTTTCCTGGCTGGGTATCAATACATCTATTGCCGGTCGCAGCGCCGTCCACTTGGGCTTGTTCGAGAGTAAATGGCTCACGGGGAGTTTGGCGCTGCGCACTTCGCGCAGGTCTTTCACGATCTTGCCCGCTTCCCCGTTGGACAGAAGGGGACTTAATCCCTTGATCAGATCCCGCGCTTCTTTTGTTCTCTCGGGGTCAGCAAACAAATCCAGGAGTTCCGGCATGATGCTTTGTCCCTGCTGCGCCTTTCCCCCGGTAAGGATATCGTCGAGCGTCGCCAGATTGACGTCAAAGTTCTGCACCAACCGCTGTTGCTCCCATTCTATCCACATTAGCGCCAGCCCGTATCCGTAACGCCACCCGAAATAGAGCGGCAGTTCCCGCATCAGTTCGCTCTGCATGTGGTTGTAGATCCGCCATTCCAACATCCGTTGCGCCACGCTCTTTTGCCGACCCTGTGTCAACGGCCGGATGCTGCGCGCCTGGATCTTCGCGTTCCAGAACACGTACAGCGCGTAATTCACATGCTCACGGATCAGGGTTTGCACCACTCGTGTACGGCTGTCGTAGGCGCCTTCCCACGGGAAAACTTCTCCCATTTCGTCCGAGTGCTGCCGACCATCGGTGGTTTGTCCGCGCCATTCGCTGCGCCACCACAGACGGCTTGTTTCCATCCGGTTATAGTAGTTGGTGGCGTCGCTCTGGGCCTGACGTAACTCGTTTAGGAGTAAGGAAAGGTCTGGCTCTTTAACATCAGCTTGTTCAAGAGTTTCGTCTCCCCTCCAAAGTGAGATCACGTTTTACACCTCAAAGATAAACAGCGCCGGAGTGCATTCCTTTTCCGCCCACGGCACCTCACTTTTCATTAACCGGGACAACGGTATCCCGCCTTCTATTACCCGGAGAAACCGCAAATCGTTTTCCACCCCGAAACGTTCCATCTCTTTGAGCTTCGGCGTATTGTAATAAAGCGTTTCCCGGAAATGCTTGGTTCCATCAAACACGTCGTAAATAAACAAGTACCCGCCAAACCCGGTATTGCGCAGCGCGTTTCTCAAGGTCTTTTCTGCATCCACATGCCCCAGTACATACGCCATCACCACTAGATCGTAGATCCCATCACGGTATTGATAGGTCTCGGCATCATGGCATATCCGTTTTCCTTCGCACAAACACATTTCCAGTTGCGCGGTGGAAGTGTTGACCAGATCAAATTTTAAATAGGGGTCTTCCTTTTTCCAATAGGCTTCCATCCCGCCAATGCCGCACCCCAGCGAGAGCACGGTTTCCACCCGGCGTACATCGAGCATCTCCAAAAGCTTAAGCGAATGCTCTTTCTCGTCCCCTCCAAACTGGAACATCTGCAACACGGTGTGCCCGTGGGAAAGAAGCCACTCGCTGAGTTCTTTGACCAGTCCCTCGTTGCCGTACAGTGGATGATCGGCAAGCTTAGCCATAGCCGCCGCCCCCGCCGTAACTCCACGGGTCGTAACTCGCCTGCGGACCCGAACCGTACATCGATTGCATCTGCGACGGCGGTATCCCGATCTGCGACCCAGCCTGCGACTGCTGAATCTGTGCCAGCATTTGCTGCATGATGAGGTTCTGGTCAAACTGCTGCTGTGACTGCTGGTTTTGCCCCGTGGTTTGACCGCCGGTAAGACTTTGGCCCCCGCCCATAAGCCTCTACTAGTAGCGCATCCTGCCCATGTACTGGGCCGGGTCTGCCACAGGGAACCGGCGGCGCATCATCGGCGCTCTGCGCCTCATCATCGCCCTGTGCATCATGGGATCGTTGTTACGCGAGACACCAGCAGGCGTAAAACCGGGGGCCTTGATTGCCGTAAGCGCCCCCGGATCGCTGCTTTGTATTGAACCTGCCAGATTCCATCCATCGCCTTGGGCAGGCGTGCCCCCGCTAAACCCGCTATACTGGTTCCTCGCCAATGGGCCGCGAATTTCAAACGGCGCGTTCCCGGTCAACCCCAACTGCCCCATCCCGGGGAAGAGGCTGCTTAAAGCCATGTTGCCGCTGCCGCCAGCCATGAAAGAATTGCTATACAGTACAAGTGGTCATGTCAAGTTAATAACTGTTCCGGTACACACGAGAGCAGTTCTCCTCGTGTTCAGCCCACGACATTCCTGCTTGCTCGATAAACTCCCGCTCGAATCGGGTAGCGACCAGGTGCCAGGTGTGGTACGGGGCTAAAGGATCGTCCCCCGGCCCCTCCTGCAAATGCTTTACCCCCGCCGCTTCTTCCGCGAACCACTTCTTGTCAAAGAGCGTTATGTCCTCCTCCTTCACCCCGTGCAGAAAATTTAAAAACGATTCCACAATTTCGTGAACCAAGATCGCGCAGTTTGATATGTCGTTGCCGGTATCCGCAGCGCCAATCACCGCAGGCGAATTGTCCGCGTTACATTGATAGTCCCCAATGTCAGGGTAGGACCGAAGTTGCTTCCACGGGAGAGTCCCACAGAAAAATTGTATCGGCTTCCTTGCACGCTCGGGTTTCATGCCTAAAGAAAGGAGCAGCGATTACTCGCCCCCTTGGTAGAAGAAGGCTATCTCAGTTACATTTTTTGCGTTGCGTCCTATCTACCATTTGGCAACTCGTAGTTTCATCACTACTCCTTTTTTTAGGCAAGTTTCCGCCATACATACGAATCTTTTCCAACATAACTCAACCGCGCCAGAAGCGCATAGCGCAGCAGATCAACAAAGTCCTTGCAGGCCCCCTGCTCCCCGTCTTTCCCCGTCCACTCTTTCAAGGCAAAGATCGTGTTGGGACAGTTCTCGCTCACCATTAGCTGCGGCACGTTAACCCGAGCCAGATCCTTGCTAAACTCCCCAATCTTTGTCCCCTCGTCGTAATACAATTTATCGTTTATCAGGTCGATCCCCTCTTTAATCGACTTCCCGCTCGCCGCCAGAAAACTTAAACCCAGTCCCTCCAACTGCTCTATCAACGTCGTGTTCCCCTCGTACTGCGTGGTCGGACTGGCCCCATAACGCGAGTCTATCCACCTCTCAAATATCTCCTCCTCGCCTTCCGCCTGCGCGATCTCTTGGCGGTAACGCAAAAGCCCAAACCCGAAGGGCGTTTGCGCCGGACCCTTCTCCCCGTCCATCTTCTCGCTACTCGGACAAGCCCACGGCCCGGGGTCGCCTACCCCCTGAATATACGCGCCCACGTGCCCGTGAGTCGGCCATTCACGGTACACCCACCACCTCTCATCCCGTGTCACCCGAATCCACACAAACGCCCAGTTGCGCCCACTGCACGGATCTAAGACCATGTAATTTGTCGCTACACCCACTTTCTCCCCAAAGCGGCCTTTCACACTGCCCGGCGGCACCGCCCCCGCCTTTACCACGTGCACCGCCTCCCTGAAGAGAGGAAACGCCTGTGCCGCCCCGGTAGTCAAGATCCCATACGCCCGCGAAAGCACCTTCTCCCGCGGCGCTCCCTTCAAGAGCTCGTAAAAACGTTGCGCCCCGCTCTTTTGCTCGTTAGGTCGCCGCGCTTCCCACCCGTAATACGGATTGTCCGTTATATGAAAATAAACTATGTTAGCCCGCAAATCCCCGTCACTCCCACTCCCGGCCCTCTTTATCCGCGGCACCTTCTCATACTGCCCGGTCTCATTCCCATCCCGCCCGCGTACCGGCAACAGCGGCGCCTCCACCTCCAAGAGCGTCGTGCTCCCCTGGTTAAACTCCCTGTCTATCGCGCTAAACTTCTCCGAAATACTAGTGAACGTCGCTATGATCAGCCCCCCCCTGTCCCCCATCCGAAACCGCAGCGTTTTCAGTAACTCCAAATTCCGCAACTCATCCAGCCAGATGATGTCCAACTGGTCCCCCTCCACCTGCCCAATGTCCTGCTCGTAGTTCTTAAACCAATGACTCGACCCAAAAATCGCCAGACTGTCATCCGTAAACCCAGTCTTCAAATTATACCCCACATTGGTCTCACTCCCACTCCGCCATTTCCCGCTCCGCTCACACATCCGCCGCAGCTCAAAAGGCAAATACTTCCATACCACAGGCTGCTGCTGCGCCCGACTCTTCGTCGCGTTGTCCGCAAAACTCCACCCACGCGTCCGCTTCCCGCTCACAAGCACCTCCACACACTTGCGCCCAGCATACTCCGTCTTACTCGACCTCTGACTCCCAGCTATCCACAATATACTCTCCCCACGCATCTCAACCGGCACCGGATCCCCCTTTACCCCCAACCTCCCTAAGCGCGTACAGTCCAACACCACTCTCACCCCACCCCGCAACAAATCATCGCACACATCCCATACCTCCGGCCTAAACCCATACCGCAACGGATCCACCCGCTCCCTCTCTATCGCATCACACCGCGCCTCTAAATACCCGTTTACCTCCACCTCACCCAACCCCGCCATCTCCCCCAATAACGGTAACCACAATACTGGATGCTCCTCCAATAGTTCCATAAAACCCTTTTACTCTGCGTCTAATACCCCATTCTCATGCCCACGCTCATACTCTATTAACCCCCATTCTTCACACGCCTTTCGTAATGTCGCTTCCGCCACCTCCTGCGTGTTCCAGTTCCGGTCATCCGCTGCAAGCGGTTTTATGATCTCTTCCAACGTCTTCTCCTCCATAAAACCCTTTTTATACCAAAACTACCGGAAAAAGACAAACCTTCGAGTGCACAGGCGCAAGCGAGAGCGATGGATCCCCCCCCCGCCCCTGTGCAAGCGCAAGAGGTGAGGCGGATGAAGGCGGCTTTTCCTGTCAACAGAACGTCAACAGAGGAGTGCCATGCTAGGTAAAACAACGGATTAGGAATCCGTTGTCCAAGAAAATAAGCTTGACAGAAAAAAAATGGCCTGATTAAAATCGGTAGAACTGCCTTCTCGGATACAGCTACGCCTAACGAGACAAAGCGCTTTTTGTGGTTAGCACACACATATGACACAATGCATTGTGACAGTGTGTTTGCGTGGCAGTGGGAGAAGTCTTGCTTAGTTGCAGGTGCGGTGTGGCCTCAGAAAATGCATGGCCTTTCGCCAGTCGTGAAACGTTATTTCGGAGTGTCAGGATAGCGGGGCAGTGTGTAAAAACGCTTTTACGGTCATTCTAGAGCGTGAGGGTTTTGCTCGTTACGCGATTTTGGGAGGCGTGCCAGTATTTCGTTTAGCGGGAGGTGTTCGCGTATGTGAGCGTGGATATGCTGGTGTTGTACTTGAATAGGGGAGGTGGGATCCTGGCGGAGGAGTGCGGCTTTATCTATGAGTACGCCATAGACGGGTACTAGTTCGGCGGTACGCAATGAGTGGCCATCGCGTAAGAGTTTATGGTGCAAAATGTCAAGGGCATCTGCGGCGGCATTTTCGCTACGATCGGCTAGGAGACGTTTCTTATCTTCCACAGTCTTACTATGATTAAACTGCACTGCGCGGACGGTGAACCAATTGGCGCCGGTAGCCTTTGCGACCTGGTTAATTGAGTGGCCGGCGCAAAGGCCTGCAAGGATTTGGGCGGTGCGCTGCGGGGAAAGATGTTTGCCGTTGACGATACGTTTCGGGCCTGGCCTCATTTTGGTACCACAGTTTGCATCATTTTAAGGCCAAAAAAAGCATTAAAATAGTGCCATTTATTTTAGTATTTCCTCTTGACAGTAAATCGCTTTACAGTATTCTGGGTGATGATGAACGAAACAAATAGAGCAGAAATGATGGAGGCTGAGGCTTTGGCTACCTCGCCTCTAAGCAGAGACGGCCAGACAATCTATAAAGCAATCAAAATTGAGCCGCAGTACAGGCTTGAGCAAATAACGAAAGTTTCGCGGCAGGAGGCCCGTGAAAACATTGCGGTTATTAAACTGGAAACGAGTAAACGCTTTGGGTCTTGCGCGGTGGCAACTAATGGGAGATCGCTCGCGGTTGTGCCGGTGGAAGGGGAGCACGATCACGGGCTTTTGAGCGATGAGGCGCTCAAAGCTTCCCGCCAAGGCAAATACAAGAGCGATCTGATTTGCCTGAACGGAAACTTGGAAACAAACGGCAAAAGCTTTCCACGGCCTGAAGTAGGCATGTTCCCCAACTGGGAAGCGGTTTTGCCAAAGGAAAAGGCCAAGTTTTCGGTGGCGCTTAATCCGAAGCTCCTGCTAGAGCTGGCGCAAGCCATCGGC